TATGTCATTATAAAGGAAGACCATCAGCAAACACTTTCTATGAAACATGTAGAAGGATCTTGAAGTACTATAACGCAACAGCAAACTATGAACGTGCTAATAAAGGTATCTACGGATACTTCTACAATATGCGTTGTTTACATTTGCTTTGTGACGAACCTGAGATTTTAAAGGAGAAAGGTATATCAAAGGCCAATACCATAGGAAATAATCTAAAAGGAACAGCACCCTCCCTTCCTGTTAACGCGTGGGGTAGAGAACTTGCAGCCTTATGGTCAGAAAGTCCTGCGTATGGAGAAGATGCAGAGTCTGAAATTGTTAACATGAATAAGATACGTTCCTTAGGGTTACTTCGCGAGATACTATCTTACAACGATACAGGTAACTTTGATGACATTTCGGCATTAGGAATGTTGATGATCTACCGAGAAAATCTAATGATGACAAAAGTGCGAAAAGAGTCGAAAACAAAGTCTATAATGAATGATGTTTTTTGGAAGCGTCACACTACACAACGACAACTATTTACACAACGATAGAAATAAAATACATATTAAAATTTGGAAAAGTATAAGTTTCTGTCTTATATTTGTAGTTCTACAATTTATTTTTTTAAATAGCCAAAGATGAGTAATTTAAGCATGTTCCCCCAACAAAAGAAGACACTGAGACAGAAGACTGATTCTTGGGCTAAAGATTGTGTTGAAGCTGGTGTTGAACTTGTTAACTATACACAGAACTATGGTTTAAGAGCATCGTTCTATGAGAAACAAACCAATTATGACTTAGCAAGTAATCTTATTGATCCCCAGGATATGGAACGTGTGGTTAACCCCTGGAAGATACGTGGAGCAGATTTTCCTGTTGAAATGCGGAATTATCCTTTGAGTAAACCGAAGATTGATTTACTTGTAGGAGAAGAACTTAAACGACGTTTTGATTGGCGCGTTGTTGTAAAGAATGATGATGCTGTCTCTGACAAGGAAACTCTTATTAAGCAACGGTATATGGATTATATTGGGCAACAGGTAACGGCGAAAGAAACTGATCCTCAGAAAATACAGCAAGAACTTCAGGCGTTGAATAAGTGGCGCTTGTATGAAGCACAGGATTTAAGGGAACGTATGTCAACTCAGATTCTCAATGTTTTATGGAGAACCGAACAACTTCAATATAAGTTTAACCGTGGATTTGAAGATGCTCTTATTGCAGGAGAAGAAATTTACTCGGTACAGATTATTGCAGGAGAACCTCGTGTAACTAAGGAGAATCCTTTGAACATAATGGCTTTGAGGTCAGGTGATTCAATCTTTATTGAAGATTCTGATATCATTATTAAAGACGGGTATAGAGGCATAGGTCAGGTAGTTGATGATTATTATGACTTCCTTACACCCGCAGACATAGATAAGATTGAAAGCGGAAACAAGTTAAATAAAGCTGTTTCCATGATTAATTATCCTTTGAACTCAAAGATCCCAATCCCACAGAACTACATGTTAGAAGCATTCGGAACTACAATCGTTGTTCCTGATGCTCGTATGTTGAATGCATTTGGCGGTGCTTATGATACTAAAGGTAATGTCCGTGTAACTCAAGTAGTATGGAAATCCTTTAGAAAGATTGGTAAGAGAACCTACTATGACGAATATGGTGATTTGATTGAAGAGTTTGTAGATGAATTTTATAAACCAGACTCTTCAATGGGAGAAGAAATTGAGTGGATTTGGGTTACAGAATGGTGGGAAGGTACTCGCATTGGTCAGGATATCTTTATTAAGATGCAACCACCTCCCAGGATAGGTTTAAATATGACGAATCCATCTAAGTGTATGCCTCCGTTTGTAGGCACTCTTTACAACATAAATACCAACCGGGCAATGTCTCTGATGAGTTATTTGAAGCCTTATCAGTATCTCTATAATATGCTCATGTATAATACGGAACAGGCAATCATTAAGTCTAAGGGAAAAATTGGCTTCATACCAACACACCTTATTCCTGATGGTTGGGATATGGATACCTGGATGTATTACTTCAATGTGATGGGGGTTGCAGTTGTTGATGCCTTTAAAGAAAGTTCTAAAGGTACCCTTGCCGGAACAGTTAACCAGATTCCTACGCACATGGATTTAGAGATGGGGAACTATATACAAAGCAATGTTGCAATGATGCAGATGATTCGTCAGCATGTAGATGAAATATCTGGTATTACACCACAACGTCAGGGTTCAATTGATAATCGTGAAACAGTAGGAGGTATTGAAAGAGCTGTTGCACAATCTGCACATATTACAGAAAAATGGTTCTTTGTTCATGATTGGACTAAAGTTCGTGTTTTAGAGGTACTTCTTGAGACTGCTAAGTATGCATGGAGAAATAAGAAGGAGAAAAGACAGTTTGTGCTTGATGATATGACTACAACAGTTTTAGATCTTGACGGGGAATCTTTCGCCTCCGCGGAATATGGTGTTGTTGTTTCTAACACTTCAACCGATGCTGAAGTTATGCAGGCTCTTAAAGCACTTGCACAAGCTGGTTTGCAGAATGATAAACTTAATTTCTCTGATATCATGACGATCTATATGTCAGAGAGTGTTTCAACTGTACGGCGTAAGATTCAGGAAGCAGAGGAAACGCGTGCACAACAAGCGCAACAAGAAGCTCAAATGCAACAGGAACAGTTTGCACAAGAACTTCAACAGAAAACAGAAAGTGAAGAAGCTGAGCGTAGGTTGAAGTGGGATATAGCCGTACTTCAATCTGAAGGACAACAGAATGAACCTTCTGAGGTTGAAGGAAATGACGACCTGGAATATGAACGCTTAAACCTTGAAAGAGAAAAACATAATGACGACGTTAACCTTAAACGTGATGTTTTAAATGAAACTCGTAGAACCAATAAGGTTAAAGAAGAACAGAAAAACCGTGAGATTACTATAAAAGCTAAACAACCTCAAACGAAAGCAAAATAATGTCAAAACGTAAGAATTCAATTACAGTGCAACAGAGAATCCTCTGTTACATGGAGTGGTTAAATTGGTTTAAAAACCGTCGTAAATGAACGAGTATCTTTGTACAAATTGTGGAGAAGAATATAAATCTCGTGCTAAAGTATGTAAACTAAAATGCCCTAAATGTGGCAGTAACAAGTACAAACTATTAAAAATTGGCAAACCTAAAAACTTTAGATTTTGAACAAACCTATTCATCAATATGACCGTTGGGGAAACTATATAGCATCCTATCCAACTACTACTCACGCATCACGTGTTATAAATTGTGATGAATCTTCTCTAAGAAAGCCGCTGCGCTATAATGATCCAATTAAAGTTAAAGATCATTACTTCTCTTATAATCGGGTAGAATCATTATCCAAGGATCTTATTAATCATTTTCTATCTTCCGCTAATCATCAGGCTAATATTCTGGTTATTGATATTGAAACATCTCCGACAGAAGCATTTGTATGGGGGTTATGGAAGCAAAATGTTGCAATCAATCAGATTATTGAGGATTATTATATACTGTCTTACTCTTGTAAATGGCTATTGGAATCCGATATTTATTCCTCAGTACTTACTCCACAAGAAGCTATAATGAAGGATGACTCACGTTTAGTTAATGAACTATGGAAATTCCTTGACTCCGCAGACATTATCATTGCTTATAATGGTATTTATTTTGATGTTAAAGTAATGAACACTCGCTTTCTACTTTACGGTTTAAAGCCTACCTCTACGTATCAGGTTATTGATCCTTTAGTTACATGTAAGAATCAGTTTCGCTTTATATCAAACAAACTTGATTATGTACTACATTATATGGGTCTTGAAGGAAAGCGAAAACATGAAGGCTTTGAGATGTGGTCTAAATGCATTCATGGAGATACTAATGCACTTCGTGAAATGGAGTTATACAACCGTGCAGATGTTACGGGATTAGAAGATCTTTACATGCTATTAAGACCCTGGATAAAACCTCATCCAAATATAGGTCTGTTTATCGATGACAAAGTTACAGTGTGCCCTACATGCGGCTCCTCTAAGTTATCATTTAGTGGCTACTACCATACCCCAATGAATAAATATGAAGAGTTCCGCTGTGAAGATTGTGGAGCTATTGGTAGAAGCAGATTCGCTAAGAAAAAGTTTAAGGGTTTACTTTCAAGTGTTCCGAGATAATGGATGTCTATAAAGAGAATACCCTTACATTACATTTTCGTTGTGACGATTCTATAAACGAACCTGAAGTTATAAAATCAGTTTTTGAGAAGATTGAGAAAATTGCTGCAAAACCTGGTTATCGCAAAGATTTCACAACTGATGAAATTAATTTAATTAAAGATATATTAACGTTCTTATAATAACGCTATACATTAGCGTAATTATCCAAAAAGTTTGGAAACAATTAACTAATCTTTTTATTTTTGTATTATAAAAAATTGGAGTATGGAAATGGAATTATTTGATACCGAGTTGAGTTTGGAATCACCGGTAGATTTAACTAAGACAAAAGTTGAACCAAATAGTGAACAGAACGATGAACACAATGAAGAAACCAAAAAAGGGAAAGGGGTGCAAGAGGTAAACTCTAATGAGGATACTATTATTGATCTCCTGAGTGAGAAAAAATCAAAAGAAGGAAATGAAACAGATGAAACGGAAGAATCTCAAGATAATGAAGAAAGTAAATCTCCCTCTGAGCAGAGTGCAGACTCTTCCAAGTTTCCATACTCCACTTTTGCAAAGGCACTTTATGAGGAGGGGGTTTTAACGTTCTTTGATGAGG